CATAACGACCTCCCATTATTTCGTTAAAATACATTTTGGCCAGTCTACGTGCTGTGCCCTTACTGTTAGGATCTGTTTCTCGATCAATCAACAAACGATCTAATACTGTTTCGAAAGCTTCTGCAGCTTCCGTGATTAAAATTTCCTTATCGCCTTTGTGCAAGTAATCGCTAATATTATCGCCTGACCAGAAACGTTTGCCTTCACGTTTCATTCGAAAGCGAATAGCGTCGCCTAGATAACCTTCTTTGTAATCTTTGTCGCCGATTACAACATCTTCGTATCCAGGGTGGTACGGTGCTTCTTCTACTAATTTTTTATTTGTCATTGTTTCTCCGAGTTATTAAGGTCGAGGATGACCAGTCTTACAACTATTGTAACAGTTATTTAGATTTTTATCAAGCGTTAATTAAAATATTTCTACAATCAGGATAAACTCCGGGTTGTGATTTAGGTTCTACAACAGGCAATAATTCTAGACCCTTGACACATAGTTCTAGTGTAGGACAGTAGTGATAGCCCAAAATTAGATCAGTTTCGGTTTCCAAGGGAATATTTAGATCTCTACCATCACTACGCTGTCGGCTAAACTTTTTGTATGCTAGTTCATCATCTAATAGTATAGCACCTACCTTGCCTAGCTGTAATGGTTTGGTCCATCCAAAACTTAGGCACTGAAACTGTCCGGCACGATACATGTTGCGTTCTAGTCTACGTGCCGAATCCCAGATTCGAGTGTTTAAAAATGAATATTCGCCAACCCAATCTTCATCCGTCAGCTCATACTGAATGTCGAGATGATACATCAGCATAGGAACACTAAGATAAGTGTAGGCTGTGAATTGTGTGTGTTTGATGTTGTCGTATCTAAAACAAAGTTCAAGAGCATGAGTGCAACCATCAGTTAGCACTACATAAGGAGCACCTGTGTATTCAGCAAGAGCTGATTCAAAATCAAATAATGCCTTAAAGCTCATTGATTACTTTCTGGAAAGTAATCTTGCATGGTACCTTCTCTATGTAAATCACTGGTTACACAATGTATCCCACCGTCCCAAAAATATCTATGTCGGAAAGGAACTATATGAGGAGTAATTCCATAACGATCCAATGCATCAAAAACCTGTTTGTTGTAGTTAAACACCATGACATTTTTTGGATCTATAATCAACATGTTGACATCAAATACAGTTTCTTCTACATAGCCGGTCCAGTGACCTAACCAAGTTTCTACAGTATCAACTACATCTTGATCATTTTCAAAACCAGGAATCCACCACTTGCCTTTGTTTTTGTTTTTAAGATCTAAAAATGGCTGAACTTTAGACCAACTCTGATTTGGAAGATAAACAACTTCCCAGTCTGGAAATGTGTCAGCATAGGTAGGAACATCTTGTAAACTAATAATTAGACCTGGGCACACAGGACAATAAGTCCCATCACTATGGCCGCCGGTGTTCACAATGTGATTTCTATAGTTTGGAAATTCTGTTTTGGTGTAGCGTTGAATTTCGATAGTGTCTTGATTGTAATGTTCTGTGCCAAAGTATAAATCTCGACCAATACGTGATACCATGGCACCGTTGAGCAACGGATAGAAACGATTGTTTACGGTATTACCTTGTTCTTGTATGTGTGAAAAAATATTATCATATGAGTCTTTTGTTTGTGCAATCAACTGATACTCTTTGTATTTTTCTTTGCAGATTACTTTTATGTTGTCTGGTAACCGTTCAATATCTTCTTCACTGTGACAATCTGGCCAACCTGGTTGTCGTGCATTATAATAAAAATGACCGAAATTAAATGGATTAAAATTATTGTAAAAATTTTCACCAATCATTACAGTATAATCTCTCGGAGTCATTGGTGGTGGCACAAATTTTCCATCAATAAAGTTCACACTAGGAAGATCCGGTCTCAAGACCTTTACACCAAATTCCTGTAATTTTTTAATAATGTTTTGATAGTCTTCTTCAGTTTCAATAGCTATTTTTTCAAACAACTCTCGAACATGCGGAACTTGTATCCATGAATAAAACTCAGGAGGGTAACTACGACCCACCATGCAGACCTTTAATGGGTCCCAGTGTTGATAAACCGAATATGTCATTTGTTGTACCATTTCCATACATGTTGAATAATGTCGTTCAAGTCAAATTTTGGTTGCCATGAACTTACACTTAAAAACTTAGCAGGATCAGCAGTGAGCTGAGCTGGATCCCCGGCTCGCTGAGAACCAACCACAACTTCTATACGCTGTCCCGTGATTGCTCTTGCTGTATCAATAATTTGAGCGTTACTGAATCCTTTGGCAGTGCCTAGGTTGTAAATATCACTGGGTATAGATCGATCTATGGCTTGAATGTGTGCATCCGCCAAGTCTTCCACATGTATATAATCTCTTACGCAGGTACCATCCTCTGTAGGGTAATCAGTGCCGTACAATGTAAAAGGTAGTTGATCACGCATAGATTCCAACACACGGGCAATAATGTGTGTAGCGCCTGGTGGTTGCCCGTGTCTTGCTTGACTGTCGGCACCGCAGGCATTGAAGTATCGAAATGATACAAAATCCAATCCATAGGCCTGTTGATAACTCTTCAACATCCAATCTATCATTAATTTGCTTTGACCATACGGGCTAATTGGTTCGGTAGGATCAACTTCCTGCACCGGAGTCATAATGGGGTTACCATATGTGGCAGCACTGCTGCTAAAAATAACCCTGACTTGTTTGTCGTGATTTGCAATCAAGTAGTCCAATAGGATCTTGGTCTTGACAAAATTGTTATTGTAGTATTCCGCTGGATCCTTGATACTGGGGCCTACTAAATTAGTTCCAGCACAGTGAACAATAGCATCAGGGCAAAATCTTTTAATAGAATCCAACCCAATTTCACCAGAATAATCACCAGTGTGCCATTGACACGGAACTGGAATCAAGTGTCCTGGCGGCATCGCTCGATCGATAGCCAGCACGTCATGACCAGCATCCACCAACTTTAACAGTGTCTCGCCACCAATAAACCCTGCGGCACCGGTAACTACAACCTTGCTCATCCTTTAATTTTCCTTACGTGGTATTTGGCTTGGCTCACATGGTCTCTATATCTATTGCCTGCTCGGTTCCAAGCCTCACCTCGGCCTTCTAAGATATCCACAATACGATCTACGGTACCGTCGGTCCAGTCCGAAATCAAACCCATGTTGTGGTGTGGTGATTGCAACAAGTTTTCCAACTTATGATAAGCATCATCTATTGACCAAGGAACGTAAAGCCTGTTAGGGTCATCTGCAAAAGTTTCAGGGAAACTACGATAAGCAGGGTATAACACGTTACAGCCCAAAGTGTCGGCTTCGCTGACAGTGTTACTAACCCAATCTTGTAGAGCACAATTAAAAAGCACACGGCTGTCATTAACAAGAGCATAGTAATCATTTTTCTTTAAGTTCTCGTAAATTACCAGTTTACCTTCGCTCTCTAACTGACGAGCACGATTAATATATTCTTGATTGTTGCTGCGCAGCGGGCCACCTTGGAACACAGCAAACTCAATATCCTTGTGACGTCCTTGTGCATGATACATTTCAATCAAGTCCATAAAGAAGCCCGGTTGCTTTTCCTGGTCAAAGCGAGCCGCAAAGCCCACACGCCGTTTACGTTCTTCAAACGGTCGAATATTCTGCGAACCACCTATACGCTCTAGAACTTCTGCTTTGCCAAACGCCAGGCCTGAGATATTGTAGATCGGAGCTGACCAACCGGCAATACGCATATGAGCCACCATTTCTTCGTTTGTGGCTAAGACACCGCTAACAAAACAGTTAACCATCTTTTCATAAGTTGACATCCACTCCGCCATACCCCAAACATGAACAAAGTCATCCGGATCAATGGCCTGAGCAAGACAACGAACAAAAACCCTAGGACGCATATCAGCAGGCACTTGATCCATAATATAAGGCAAGCTCTCGATACCGGGTTGAAACATGTCTTCAAAGTAGATAACATCTTCATGATTAACTTCTCCGTTTCGCATCATTTGAACCAAATTCATCATCTGACTCATACCAAAGTAACTGCGACCATGTGCGTCCAACACCTGTCCTACACTGATGCTCTGCGTGTTGTCAATGGTTGTTCCGGGAACATAGACCACATTCAAGCCACGCTGATCAAACACACGTCGATTCCATTCAGTCAGTTGTAGAGTATAGCGGGCCTCGTAACTTTCTAGACCCATATAAAATAATTTACGCATAGCGACGTTGTCCTGCAAATCTGCGGGCATCTTCGTCCCACATGTTTTTGGCGTTCTTGCCTTGGGTGAACTTGTTATACTGTTGCCAAGCATAACTACGGAAATTATACAAATCCTCCTCGCGGAATCTGTAACCATAATCCTTACAGAACTCCAAGTAGTTTGACAAATCTTCCAATGCTTGAAGAGCTCTAGGGTTCACACGTGATTGAGTCTTGCCCATGATATTTCCTTTAAATTACAGTTGATGATAAATAACAATGATAGAGAGATAATTTATGCCTAAACTAACTAATCCTACCTCTAATGATACTTGTTTTTTGTGCGGAAAGCAAGCACATTGGATAAGTTTCAACTCCAAACAACTTCGATGCGTTGAGAAGATTACTCAATGTTCTGGACACGCTAAAAAAGCCGAATCTTCTCGACAAAAAAATATGACCAAAGAACAACGCCGGGCTCATATGAAACAAATGAGTGACAAGGGCAATAATCGACTTGCTGAACTTCATACAAATGAGCAATGGCGTCGAACTAAGGGCAATAATGTTTCTAAGGCCAAATCTACTATACCTGCTGAACAACAATCCAACTGGATTATTTACGAAGGTGTTGTCGATCGCGTTACAAGAGAAAGTTGGATATATCATAATAATAAAATTAATCCTGATAACTTGCCGAGAGGCCGCGAGTATGAACTAGATCACAAATACAGCAAACATCAAGGTTTCTTAAATAATGTTCCGCCTGAAGTAATAGGACATTATTCAAACTTACAAATGATTCCACGGCATTCCAATCGTAAAAAATATAATAAATGTTCTGTTACTATTGATCAATTATATGAAGGAATTAAATAACAATCGACTGCGACGGGCGTGTAAGATTGTATTCGATAATACATCCACATTCGCCATCCTCGCTTACACTGATCTTCATGTTTCGCCCAGGGTATCTGTTAGCTAGTTGTAGATATAAATCATCAGAAAGCATCTCTACACTTTTTGAATCAATCTCAATTGTGTTCTCAAACAAAGATTCGCAATAAGTTAAAACTTGGTGAAATTCCAGCTCACGATCGTTATGAAATATTTCTATTTGAACATTAAATTTAAACAAGTGTCTGTGTCTTGCGGCAAGATATGACACATCATATTCTCCTGCAGAACATAGTTGTGGGTCAGTTCCTGCAGCTGGATATCTATGAAACCCAACCTTTTGAAAATTTACATATATCCACCGTTGTGCGGCTGTTTTAATACGTTCAATAGTTTCTCTTTGTTCTTGTATCATTTTTGTAGTAATTCCATGGTTACAATTTTGCCAATTGATTCAGACAGGTTCTCATCGGGTGTGACAATGTGCAGTTTGACTCGTTGTTCGTCTTTTTTATAATCATACCAGCGTGATTCAACTAATGTGCCTCCGGATATTTGTTGAACACGGAAAGAAATAGGATCCGGGAGATCAATACCGTTGTCTTCGCAAATATCTTCTTCCATTCTGATAGCAATGCCACCACGCCGTGCTCGTCTGACTTTAGGAGCGGTTGTCATGTTTTCGTCTACATCGGAATTGACCAATAGATTAATCAGTCGTTGTCGTAGCCAATTTCTCATTGTATTACCTCATCCTTGGTATATTTAGACCAGTCAGTGAACACTGAACGTTTTTGTAAGTCGTGTAGGCTATGACACCATACTCCGGGATTGGTTGCAGCGAAATCCTTGTCGTCGATTTTGAGAACCGCATTGTAGCCAAACTGTCGAATGTAAGGAAGTTTGACCGAAATCATTGGAACAAAGTTTTTGAACTCAACCAAGCTGGATTCCAACAAACCTTCGGCCTGTGCCAGATCCAAGTCAAGAGTGCATAGCCACTTGTCTTCTAAACAGTCTTGTATCATCATTTCCCAATCGCGCCAAGCGTCTGCATCATTGATCTTCAATGCTGGAAAACTTTGATTGGCGCCAAAGTAGATATGTTCACAATCATTGTTCATGGCTTCTTGACGAATAATTTGTGAATCTTGTAGGCCCACTACAAATAGTGTGCGCAGCCCAAAGGCAGGGGTATGTTCAACTTCAGTTCCTACAAAGAAACTTACGTTGTTGTGTCCATCTCTGTTCATTACATTTGATCTTGTTCTAATTGATCTAATCGGGCCAGTTGGTCCGGGCTAAAGTCTTGTTCTAATTGTATACTATCTTCGTCACTGTTGTCAACAGCAACTTCTTCAAAAAGAGCATTGAATTGGCTGTGTGCGTTTTTGGCTTTTTTACCTTTGAATCCTCTAGTGCCCACAATGTCCATCCAATAACGGTCATAGTGTTCGATAATGGCTTCGGCTTCGGCACGGTCTGCGGTGGCAAAAATGGCATCTACAATGTCTTTGAATCGGGCATGATCACCATTTTGATTCCACATCATGGCCGGGAATGATCCGTTATCATACTCACGATTGGCTCGTTGAACTGCTTCCAAATGCATCCAAACATTGTGCCCCATGAGTAATGCGTAACTGAAACTGTCCCAACTGGTCTTGCCTTCTTTGCCGATCTTGTTCAACATGCCGGGTTGGTAGTAACAAATGTCTTTCATCTGTAGTTGTAGACTGATCGGGCTTTCATCAAAGTGATCAACCAGGCCATCGGCTACCACTGCTTGACCATACGGGCGTGTATCTGTGCTGTATTTTTTGTCATCCACAATGGGACTCATTCTATAACACCATTTGTCGTTGTGCGGAAGGTCAATGTGATGATATACTTGTCCGTTGGCTGTGGCCAAGAATGGACTGGCGCAATCAAACGAAATAGTAAATGCCGGATTCACATACTTGCGAACAGCACGTTGGATATCTGTTAGTAGCACAGCCCACTCTAGTTTACTTGTGCCCAAGAAGTGCATCCAATCATGAACACCTTCCTTTAACAAGCCATCGTGGCGCAGTGCCACAAGTCTACGCAACACCAAGTGAACATCACACATGTTTTGACCACCCATTGACCAACCGTCGAAGTGTGTGTCAGGATACAGGTTTGGGTCACAGTAGTGTTTCATTGTGTCATACCAACGATCGGCATCGGCATGATTGGCACCTTGCAACACATTCAGCACTCGCATGCCACCATTTTTGGCACCTTTACGATGCCGCATATAATAGTCATTGTTATACTTGGTGGCTGCCACAGCTTCTTCTAGAGTGGTAATACCGCATTTGTCGCTGGCATTCTTGTCATGTATAACCCAGGTTGGTATATCAAGTGTCATGCCATAGTCAGCAACACCGTCTAACCATTTAACTACCGCTTCTCTTTTCTTCTGTGCGGCATCTAATAAGTTTTGATAATTCTTAACATGATCAATCTTGATATACTTGATGTTGCCATTCTTATCATGCTTGGCAGTGCCATCGGGTTTGAGATCTGGCACATGTTCAATACCCCGTGCTCGAAGCTCGGCCATCTTGGCTACAACTTCTGGACTGGTTGGATCGCGCCACTCGCCTTCCCATAGACCTTTGGCAATTTGGAACCCACCTGAGTCGCCCAGCATGAGGGTGCCGGCTTCACGATTACGAACCATATCCTCTGACCAGTCTGGCTTGTTGAGATCAAGATTGGCATGACCACCTGAATACAGGCTCCATCGATACGGAAATAGACCTTTGGCACTGTTGAGCCAATTCATCTGCTCCATGTCCTTAATGCCCTGTGGCATGCGAGCAGGATCCACATAAGGACCGTTGATCGGATCACGCTGTTTACCTACGTAAGTGGCATAGAAGCCACTGATAGCTGGGAGAAAAACGGCATATTGGCTTTGCCCGTCTGGTCCAAGTTGTTTAGCTGTTAAGTTATCTTGAGTCATCCGTTATTTAGATTGTGCTGGAATGATATAGGTATAAGTTGCCAGGCCACTGTTCACTGTGATCTGTGCAGCACCATCGTCACTGATACGCATGATTTTGTCACCGGTCAAATCCAAGATTGAAATAATTGTTTTGATTGGCCAGGCCCATGAACGTTTGAGTGTGCCTGACACGCTGGGCTGGAATACAAAATTGCCCGAGTGTGTGGAGTGATCGCCAAAAACAAACTCCAGGTTACCGTTGGCGGTTCTGGCTTGAAAGTTTGTTTCTTCCACATTGGCCTGCGCCTGCATCTTGAGTCGCAAGATAGCTGCCACAGTGGGTTCAAATTCAATGTGCCAGTTGACGCCTTTGAACTTGACTGTTTTGGCTTTTTCAGTTACGATTTCACTGGCCATAAAACGATAGGTATTTTTAAAATCTTTAGTGGCATTTTGAAAAGCAATACCGTCAAGATCTCCATTGGCCTTGCGTGTTACAGCAAGGTCAGCACCTTCTTTGTATTCGCTCAAGTTTAATAAAATATTAAGTTTTGCCAAGTTTGGCATACCAAACAAGCCAATAAACTCTGGCACTGGATTGGTATACTTGCCTTCTACCACTACGCTACGATCTTCAGCCACGCCAAAGATTTCAGTTGATTTATCATCGCCTGTGATTTTGACTAGGTCAATGCAACCTAATTTTAATGTGTGTTCTACTAAGTCTAGTAAATGATCTTTCATGGGTAATTCTCCTTATTGTTTGATTATACAGGGGTTATTTAGATTTTGCAACAGGTTTAGGTAATATTTTTGCCAAGGCCTGGCCGCCACGCAGTGAAGTCAATTCGCCGGGTTTACGCAATTCTAACCAGACACTGGATCCGTTATCGTGGTGGCAAAAAACTTCTTCAAAGCCCAAATAGCCAGCCCAGGATCGCACCAGTGATCCGGGAGTGTAGCCAGTGATGCCTTGCTCGACACCTTGCATGGCCTGGTATCGATCACAATCGTTAAAGGTCATACCTACGATGCCACCGGGCAACAGCTTTTGATAAATTTCTGTGAGATATATTTTTACCAATTCAAAAGGTCGATAGTCCAAGTAATTGTAAACCAAACAAAAACCAATCTGTTGATCGGGCAAGCGACTCAAGATAGGTTGATCAAACGACTCTTCAATCACATAAGGACGCAACCTGTGTTGATATTGCCGATTGAACTGCGATATAACGGGTTCTATTAGGTAATGGCTTTCGTCAACCACATACAGTGGATCACTGGCAGTCATTTGGTGTATAAAAGGTTCTGACATGGGATGTATAATCATGGCCGGGTGATGCCAGTCACAGTAGTTGGCAATGCGATTTTTTAACAGGGTGTCAGTGTCACTAGGTCTTTGAATTGGTTTGTTACGATGTAGTCCCAGATATTCTGCTGTTTGTGCATAGCGAGTTTCAAGATATCGTTCATATTCGGTATAGTTACGATGTAACCATGTTTGCCCTTGATCCTGAATCAATTGATGAACTTGATCTTTGAGATCTGTCAACTCCTGTTCAAAACTGTCAAACAACGACTGCAATGCATAGTTTTTGTCTGCAAGCCGTTCTTGAAAACCCAGATCGATTTCGGCCTGCGGCACGTTGATTTGATCTAGGATCAACTCAAACCTGTGGCGAGAATCCTGTTGTAAATCTTGCATGGTAAGATTTTCTAGACGGTTGCTTAAACGTATCAATTCAGTCAAGTTCATATTACCACTCAAACAAAGTTTGGAAAGTGTTTTCTGTGTTGGTAGCCGACGCTAGATCCCATTCCAACACACCCAACAAGTTGTCTAATTTTTGATCTACCACAGTTTGTTCCATTTCACTGTCATCAAATGGTAGGTCTTTGAACCATTGCGGTAAATGCTGTTCATCTGTGGGATAACCTATGCTGGTCCAACCCAATGGATTACTTTTGAGTTTGCACACAATGGTTTTCATGCCATCTACAATCTGCATACTATACTTGTCTGAATTCATCCTGCGTAGGTTATTCCAGTTTAGTGCAGCTCGCACATGTCCCGGCATGTTGGCTTTGCCTAGGCGTTCTTCTTCTTTGCCATACTTGGTCAAGTTGTTGACACGCTTGGGTGAACCTTTTTCCCAACCTGGACGTTCTTTGAATTTATATTTGAATTCACGAATCTTTTCAATGATTTCGTCACGTGTGGCGCCAATCAACACATCGTTGAGAATTTCACTCAAGAACTCTTGAATAACTTTAGGAGTATCCGATCGCTTCAAGTCTAGACCCATGGCTTTTACTTTGCCAGGTGATCCGTGTGTGTCTACACGTTTGTTCTCTTTGTCATAATACATGACAGCATAACGCTTCTTGGTAATGAACAGGCCTTTGCTGGCCACAATTTCTCGACCGCCTCGGATTACACTGCCCATTTCTCTAGGCACATGGAATGCCTGTTCCATAAAACCTGGAAAACTTTCATTGACCTGATCTGCAATTGAGTTATACAGTTGCACAGCAATTTCTCTTGACCAAGTCATATTGCCGGCTTCGATTTCTTTTTGCAACACCGGGTATGCTGTAAAATAACACGAGTCTGTGTCACCGTAAATAATTGCTTCGCCAGTGTGATTATAATCACCAGTGATACATTCGTTCACATAGGCATCCATGTGGCGAGCAATGGCACGACCAGTCAAGGTAGTTGACTGTCCAATACGCTTGTCAAAGAATCTACAGCCAGGGTTAAGGATAGCACCATACAAACTGTTCAAGTTAATCTTCTTGACCAGCTGACGCTTGTCCCAGTATTCTTCATCTTCAGGAGTCTTGGCTTCTTTTAATCGTGCCTGCATCTCTTTGCGTTCGGCATACCAGCGTTTGAGCAAACCGGGAATAACTGCTTCTTTTTCGTAAGTAAAGATAGTGCCGTTGGCTGTGATCATCCAAGGTCGATTTGAGTCAAAAATTATCTTCCATACTTCGGCCGCACTGTGGACACTCTCTTCACCATCTTTCCAGTCAATGGTGATTTCGGTGCCCGGTTCAGTATTCATAACAGCCGTGTATTCTAAACTGCCAAACAGGCCCTCCCATGCAGCAGCAAAACTTGATCCACTGCGCATTTTATCGCCAATGTAGCGTTCGGTCATTACAGGACGCAGTTGGCCTATAATGGTTTCTGGACCCATGTTAAGCGCACGAATTGCCGATGGATATAGACTGTTGATGTCTATTGATCCCACGTATTCATGAATACCTTTTTTTGGAAATGCAACATAAGCGCCAGCAGCCTGTGTATCTTCATCCGAATAGCGTTCCTTACGATTGGGCACAACCATGCCACGTTCGTGTGCTTCATTGATAATGGCCTGTTCGGTCACAGCCACAGCACCCATGGTGGTTTGTAGCAACACAGTATTTTCATGTGCCAAAGTGTTGGCCAGATCCAAGAACTTGAGTTTTCGATCCAGCTTGGCTAGAATCATAGTATCTTGTCTGTTGTATTCAATAAACTTTTTAAAGTTTTGATTATACAATTGATCTAGAGTGCCTTCAAACACTGTCTTGGTTTCTTGTAACTCGTATTCGGCAATGGCATCCAGGCTATAGCTGTGACGTTCTTCGTATGTGTATTTGCGATACAGTTGCATATAGTCCATATGCACTCGACCAATCAGGTCATAAGTTTCGTTTTCTGCACCAAAGCGTTCAAACATGCGCTTTTTGGGATATTGATTCCACAGGCAAAATCTGCGTGTGTCATCTTTGCTGAGAACTCTAGTGACACGATTTACAGTGTAGGGTATATCATAACCTTCACTGTTCCAGCCAGACAATGCATCAGCATCTTCAATCAAGTCCAAGAATGTTTTTAACATTTCGTCTTCGCGTTCGAATACGATGCAGTTTTCAAACTCCTTGACAATTTCATCCGCGGTCTCACGGCTCATGTGTTTGGGCGGAACTACCAAAGTGACCATTTGCTCTAGCCATTGCAGATATACTGAAATGGCTGTGATGGCATTGAATGGATCTGTGGTTGGACTGAATCCACGCTCGGGGTCAAAGTCCACTTCAATGTCGAAGAACGCTACGTTCAACTTGGGACCGTCTTGACCTTTGTAGTTGTCCTCTAAGCAACGAAAGATTGGATTGATATCCGACTCATACAGCGGTTTGCCACTCTGTATGCGAATTTCCTTGCGAAACTCTTTGTTGTTGCGTGTGCTGAATCTGCTGACAGGTGTGCCAAACAGGCTAGTAAATTTACCACGAGGATCTTCGTAATAAAAAATGTAGTTGGCCGGATATTCCTGATAGCGTCTTTGGCCATCCTTCCGCTCAACTACATGAATACGATCGTGTTCACGATCAAATAAGGCATCTACATAACTCAAATTTTTCTCCGTTTATGGCCGGTTAGCCATGATTCATGTTCGTAACGTGAACGACTCGATTGTTGTTGAAAACAATATTTATAGCGTCTTGCCCACTGAAGTCAGAATTGTTTCTAACAATTCGTGGTCTTGTTGCTCACGTCCAAATTCACTCTTGTGTGCCAGTTTAATAGCTTTCTTAAGAATATTTGGTTTGATATCCATTTCTTCGGCAATGGCCTTTACTGTGTCATTGAGACCACCAGTAAGTGTTTCAATTTCCATCATGACCTGCATGCCTTCGTTGATAACTTGTGTAAGTTTGGCCGATTCGGCGCCGCTAAAAATTCTGCTGTTAGACATCTGTTTCTCCTAAGTAAGTTTTACTATTATACAGGATTATTTTGAAAGGTCAATACAATTTTGGAATTAATGCTCACTTTAAGTTACCATTCCGGGGCACGACTCCCATAATAACTAGCCCAGCAGCCGGGCACACCTGAAGTAACGCTAACGTTCCTAAGGTAGGTGTTCTATTTGATACCAATTTTCATGTAGTCTTCATAGAACCCGTCTGGGTCTGTTAGTTCCAGTGTATTTTGGTATAGAGTTTTGGCAATAGGCCATGCCTGATCAAACTCTTTAAAATTTTTGTATTGATTAACGGCGCCAGGATCACGGTTGCGAGCTTGGAGCACAACCATGGTGCCACTAGGGATATTATCCAACCATGCCTGTCCTTTGATGTTGTGACAGCTCAAATTGATTACCAGTCCATTGCGGCCAAGTTGTTGATACGTTAATTTATTGGCGTCTTTGAGCATTGGCTCAGTTTTGTTGCTTAAACCCAATTTGACCAATCGCTGTTGGCCAACTCGGAGTGCTTTGGCATTGGTATCGACATTGATAATTTGATCAAACGTGATATACTTGTCAAGCATGAACAACAACACGGCTACATTGCTGTACCAAGATCCTAATATGTAAACAGTGTCAAAGCGATTTTTGATTTGAGCTACAGTGGCAACAGCCCAGAATCTTTCAAGGTTAAGACTACTGCCGTTGCTACCGGTCAAGGTATTTGGGTATAGTTCAACAAGGGGAGTAAGGATTTCTTGGGCGATCATAACCATCATCCTCGGGGTATACAGGGTAGTCGTTCATTTGCCATCCACATGTAGTTGACTG